AATGTTATGTTATGCTCTGCGGCATAATCATCTATATTTACTGCAACACCTTTATGAAATATCATTCTAGGCATTGGTCCATTGTAATTTCCATCTTCATCATAAAATGATAATATTAATCCTACTAAATTTATTTCCATATCTTTCTCCTATATATCTTTATTGTGGTAGTATAGGCCAATTCATATATTGTTCAAACGTTATGTCTCTTAATGCTTGTCTATATGTTTGCCATTCCAATTTCTTTGCATCACTTAATGGTGAATCAACACCTTGTGTCCAATCTGAACCACTTAACATAGTATTTCTCATTGCTCTATGCTTTGCGGTATAGTCTGGTGCATCTGCTGTTTTAGTTTTTACAACATGCGGATCTACTGTTACATCAACATAATCTAAAGTCATATTTGTAACTGCACCCACTTCACTTTCAGGTTTACAAGTCATTTTAAATTTGGCATTACCTTTACAGTTTTGTTCTGCTTGTTTATGTGTAAAATTCATCACAGAGAATATTTTTCCTGTTTCTTTATTATAAAATACATGCGGTTTTCTTTCTGTCATATTCATGTTATTACCTTAAATCTCTAAATCTATCTGCTTTTGTGGCTCTTATAATTTCAAGTTTTGTTGCCGCACCTAAAGTATCTGATCCAGTAGCCGCTGGAACTAGTGAAGTATTTCCTATAGGTTGAGCAACTATTTGTTGAGGAACATAAGTCATTCCAGTTGTTGGTCCTGTTCCTCCATATATTGCTGTTGCGGCGGCTAATCCTTGTGCCTTTGTTATAGGAAATTTAAAATCATCTGATATACTAGGTGGTATACTAGCAAAATTGGTGAAGACAGTTTGGCTATCTTGCACATCTAAAATTGTATTACCTGTGGGCTCATTATTTGCCGTGTGTACTTCTTCATAAGTTACACTAGCTCTTACACCATAATTGATTGTACCAATTGAACCACCTGTAAGAGTACCAAACGGTTGCATATTATTCAAATAAGTAAAATCACCCATATCAATACCACCTAATGGAGTAGTTGTAGATGGAGCATACAAACTTCCGGGTTGCCCCATTATTGTTGCATTTGCGGAGTTAGTAAATACGTTCTGTCCATCTTCTAAACTCATTGCCGCGTTTGCTGTTATTGTGTGAGGCTCTGTAATACTTGTGATTACAGTACCTGCAGGAATGGTACCTACAGCGGCACTTAATTCAGTGCCAGCAATTAAGGTACCACCAATTGTTTCAAGTACTACAAATGTAGTACTACTTGATGTTGCACCGTTAACTGTCAATATTAAGTTTCCAGAACTTGGCATACTAGAGAATTGATCAACAACATCTAGACTGTAACCAACACCCATATCTTGAACTGCGGCTACGTCTGTTATACCTTTGTTATTTAAAACAACATCTGGTATTGTTGCTAAATTAATTCCAAAACCACCTGCGGCTTGACCGCCTACCTTAAAGTTATACAATGAATCTGATTCTAATTCTGGAAAATTAGGTAATATTCCTTCTGTATCTTCTGCTGGTGGATTATTTGGCAAAGGTAAAGCCACAAAGGCTCTTTGATTTGGTGCCCACGTGCCACCAAAAGGATTAGGAAATGTATTATTTGTAGTTGACTTGTATTTTGGTGTATTTGTATCACTGGTATTGATATCAATGTCAATTGTTTCTATTCCTGGCACATCTGGTACAGTAATATCCATAATAGCAACAGGTGAAGAAGGTATAATTGTTGTACCGCCCAATCCACCTATTCCGCCAAAGGATATGTTAGCCCAATCAATATTGCCATAATCAATGTTACCCACAACATTACCATTACCTGAGTTAACTATATTTGCAGTACCTGTTGTAGGATCTGTGATTATAGTGTTACCTAATATTACATTTGAATTTGCATAGTTTGTCCACCATCCTGGTATGTTTGGTATACCAACTACAGCATCAGTTTGCACTACATTGTGAGTATATACAGTATCTGCATATTCTAACAACACAATTTTACACAATACCATTCCATCTGGTTTTTCTACTTCACTTGTTCTCATAACTCTGAACAATTTGTTTGAGTAACCATATAATGCACTTGTTACTTTTACAACATCACCTACATTTACTTGTATACCTTCATATGTACTTTCAAATTCAACCATTGTGCTTAATCTACTTTGACGTAAATCAATGTTTGCTAAGTTGTGTACACGTGGAGCATCATTTACTAAGTTGTATCTTGTTTGTAGTTCATTACCAGGTTCATTTGCGTTTCTATCACCGCTAGGTGTACTAACAATAATAGTATTTGTTTGGTCTTTCTTAATAACACTAGGATATTCTGCTTCAATACTGTTGTACAAACTGTATAGCTCTGTACCACTAATTGCAATTTTACCCACAATGTTATCATCATCAAACACAAAAGCCGCTGACTTTTCTGCGGTAGTTGCCGCTCTGTTAGGCACTACTGTGAACTTACCTATTTTAGGATTATAAGTAAAGAATGTTGCACAACTTTGTGCAAGTTGGTCTATGTTTGTTTTACATGTTTGATATGTGCTTAACATACCATCAATACGCCATCTATCTTGTGTTATTGTTGCACCTACACTATTTGTAATGTCTACTTGTTCTGTACAATAATCATGCAATGCATTAAAGCCTGTAGTATCTAAGTCACTTGAACTTATACCTGCACCATAACGTGAATTTTGTAAATAATCCAACATTACATTACTTGGCTCTGTTAAACTGTTTGTTATTTCATATGTTATTGTGCCAAGTTGTGTTAACCCGTTTTCAACATCATAATCCATTTCAAATACAGCATAAACTAGGTCATCATAGTTTGTGTTTGCATTAATAGTTGTGAGTAATGTTGTTGCCGCTACTTGTGTGCCACTATCCGGGAATATTTGATTAGACGCCGCTGTGCCGCCCGCATATACCCTACAACGTATTTTGTTTGCTATGGTGGTAGTAGACGTTGCGTTAGGATCTGTTTGGCTTATAACGTTAGCCTTATTAGATACACCTGTACCAAAGTTAAGTGTTGCATCACCTCTTTTTATACTTTCTACACTATATGTACCACTATCAGTTTTTTCACCAATAACCATTACATATATCATAGTATTATTTTGATTTGTAATGCCAGCATCAACCATAATTGCACCCGTGTGGTTTTTACCATAGAATACTGGTATCCTATTGTCCGTACTTGGTGCTAATTGTATTTTTACTCCAGGATCTTTGCTTTGTTGCATACCCGGTGGATTGAACATACCTGTTGCTTTTGCAGTAGCCATTGCTAGACCACCTGATATCAATGCAACACCAATTGTTGCACCAATTCCTAATGTACCTGCAAAGAAGCTACCAAATGTTGTAAGAAAACCCGCTCCTGTTATAGCACCTACAATGGCACTTGCTATTGCTGTAAATACCGCCATCTACACATCTCCATAAACGTAATTTGTTTCTACTTTGTTCCAGCCTCTTTTTTCTAAATTAAAGTCTGGTGATATTTCCATGTTAGTAAGAGTGAATCCACTAATAATTTCTTCTGTTTGTAATTTTGTTCCTACAGTAACATATTCTTTGAGTAGTCTATATCCTAAACTGCTCATTCTGTGTTCTGGTTCTACCCACCATGCAATCTCTTTCATAGTCTTTACATGTGGTAACCATAAATCTTCTTGTATTAGACCAATAAGCATACCTTCTATCTTATCATCTATTTCACCTACAAGTATAACCCCTTGTTTGATTATACCTACTAATAAATTTCTTATATAGTAGTCATTATATTTAGGATCTTTAAGTGGACTATAAGGTGAACTGTTAGCAAAGTTAATCATCAGTTCCATAATCCTATCAAAGTCTTGTATGGTTGCTTGCCTAATCATTATCTCATAATTCCTGGGATTCTGAATCCACCGCCAAAGCCTCCGCCTCCGCCGTATCCTCCACCACCGCCATAACTTGCGGCATAGTCTCTACCAAAGTCAAACTGGATGTTTTGTAGTTCTGGTACTCTATCAAATGTTTTATCACCTGCATAGAATTTATTTCTATCTGCTGGTGCTGTTCTTTGTCCACTAATTTTATTCTCTAAAATTGTGTTAATACTTGCACAACTGATACCAATAGTATTTGTGCTTTTACCACTTAGTGTGTCTACATCTTCTTCAATACCAAAGTTTGTGATAATACCACTAAATCTTTGAAATACGTTTGCGGCATCTACACTATAATCATCATTGAAGAATGCTCTATTAACAATTACTTCTCCACCTTTAATTGGTGTTGTCAACACTTCATTCATATAATCTGCTTCACTGGGTATACCACTTAAACTAAGGGCAATATCACCATTAGTTGTTTTGATATCTTCAGTTATGTTACCAATTTGTAAAAAAGCACCTAATTCTGTGTAGGAGTTTGAGTCATATGTAATGGGTTTGTATGCACTACTAAGGTAGTACACATTTGAATCTAAAGTTAGTTTGATTAACAAACAATGCTTTATGTTTATAGTTCCGTCAACGGGTGCAATAGTAGTTGTCATTATGTAATAATCTCCACTAATTCCACATCATTGTCCAAACTAAATCTATCATGGGGTAAGACCGTATAACTGGGTTTGTTAACCATTTTGACATTCCATGTTACAGCAGAACCTAACAGTAATGGTTTAAGACTAACTGAATATCCTGTTTGTGTTATAAATGGTCTGTGGATAGGTACTGTTATTGTTGATGCATTCCAGTTTACGTCTGCTGTTACTTGATATGGATATCTGTAACCGGATCCTGGTTGTATAAAGTCACCTTTTTTAAGTGCTACACCTGAGCCAGTTGCACCACCAGTACTAACCACAATGCTAAGTCCACTTGCACTTGTGATAGTTGGTGAGCCACCTAATGTGCCTTGTAGGGCAGTTAGGTAACTTAGGTTAGTATTTGTAGTACCAATGTCTATTTGTTCTTCCACAGTTATGTCTAAACTGTCTAAATCTTCAAGTGCACCTCTGTTTTCACTGTATGTATATCCTGCAGTAACACCAAAAGCAAATCTATAGGGATTTGCACTGGCTACTTCAGCAGTCTTAACTTGTCCACTTCTTGTAATTGTTTGTGCAGACACTTTTCTTTTGTCTACTGTTAAAAATGTTGCTCTATCTAAAAATGTTTGTATACTCATTATGCTGGTAACCTCCTTTGTCCTACTCTAGTAACGTTGTAAATAAACTCAGGGTCACTTGCAACTAATTGTTTGAAACTCATTGCGTCTACGGCGTTTATGTTGTAGTTTACAACTACTTCTTGTCCAGCACCGCCTAGTGCTTTTGCAGTTGCTTTTGTGCTTGTAACATTTGCGGGCCCGTTTATAATCTCAGGTCCAGATTCTCCAGCCACCCCAAATTGTCCGGCGGGTATGTAACCACCTTTGTTAAAGAATCCTGCAAACATACCTCCGCCACCTGCTAATTTAAACAACTGTAACACCACTTTCTTAGCCATAAACTTGATTATGTCTTGTAGTAATGATTTGAATAAGTCTTTAAAACTTAATTTACCTGTTTCAACAAATGTTGTTATAGCATTGGTCAAGCCATTTGTTAATGTATCAAATATTTGTCCGGCGTATGCGGCACTATTGTTAACATTCTCTTCAAAGTTAGCAAATGCTTCTTTCCAACCTGCCGTAAATGTTGTTGCACTGGTATTGTTCTCTTCTCTTTGAGCAACAATCTTAGCAATCCACTCATCATACTTTGCAATAACTTCATCAACTGCTTCACCCTGCA